TGAGTGGGTCGATCAAGGCCGGCGCATCATCGCAGGCCAGGACCGGGTGCTGCACATCCGCGGCTTTGGCGGAAATCCGCTGGGCGGGCTCTCCACCTTGAGCGCCGGCCGCCAGAGTTTTGGTCTGGCCCAGGCTATCGAACGCGCCTCGGGCGACACCTTCCGCAACGGGGTGCGTCCCTCGGGGCTTTTGAAGACCGCCGACACCCTGACTATCGACCAGAGGAAACAGGCCGAGGAGCTGCTGCAGGAGAAGTTCGCAGGCGCGATCAACGCCGGGAGGCCCATGCTGCTCGACCGGGGCATGGACTGGGTCCAGCTCTCGATCAGCCCCGAAGACGCCCAGATGCTGCAAAGCCGGGCCTTCTCGGTGGAGGAAGTCTGCCGCTTCTTCGGCGTCCCGCCCTTCATGGTCGGCCATACCGAAAAGACCACCAGCTGGGGCACCGGGCTCGAACAACAGACCCTGGGGTTCCAGAAATTCACCCTGCGCCGGCGGCTCAAACGCATCGAACAGGCGCTGGAAAAGCAGCTCCTGTCGGTCGCCGACCGGCTGGCCGGCATCACCATCGAGTTCAATCTCGAAGGCCTGCTGCGCGCCGACAGCGCCGCGCGGGCCAGCTTCTACCAGCTGATGCTGACCAACGGCGTCATGACCATCAACGAGGTCCGCAGCCTCGAGAACCTGCCACCCGTCGAGGGCGGCGATGAGCCCCGCATGCAGATGCAGAACGTGCCGATCACGCAGGCCGGTCAGCAACAGATCCAAACCACCCCAGGAGGTCCCCAATGAGCGAGCTGGACTTCGTCCTGGACGCCAAGGCCCTGGCCGATGACGGCGAGATCGAAGGTCTGGCCGCCGGCTACGGCAATCTCGATTTCGGCGGCGACGTGATCCTGCCAGGCGCCATCGCCGCATCGATTGCCGGCCGCAAGTCGGTGCCGATGCTGATGTACCACGACCAGAAACGCCCCGCCGGCGTCTGGACCGGGTTCGAGGAGACCAGTGATGGCCTGCTCGTGAAGGGCCGGTTCTCCATGTCGACCCGCACCGGCCGCGAGGCCCACGGCCTGGTCAAGGACGGCGCTATCGGCGGTCTTTCGATCGGCTACCGCGCCATTCGCGAGCGGCTGGTGGGCAAGGCTCGCCACCTGATCGAGGTCGCCCTGCACGAGGTCAGCCTCGTCACCATTCCGATGAATGAGAAGGCGCTGATCACCTCGGTCAAATCCATCATCGAGGCCGGCCAGCTGCCGAGCCTCTCCCAGTTTGAGGACTTCCTGCGCGAGGCAGGGTTCTCGAAGTCTCAGGCCGCCGCGATTGCCGGCAAGGGCCTGAGCTCTCTGCTCAAGGCTACGCCCAGCAGTCCCTCCAACGACTTCCTATCGGCGCTCGCCAGATCCGTCCGCGCCTGACCCCCCAACATCCGGAGACATCCATGACTGAACCTAAGACCGCCGAGCAGCTTGCCGGCGAAGTGAAGGCTGCGTTCGACGCCAAGCACGACCAGGTCAAAGCCCTTGCTGAAGAAGCGCTGGGCAAGGCCCAAAAGGGCGAGGACCTATCGGCCGCCACCAAGCAGCTGGCCGATGAGGCCCTTGTCGGCATGAACGAGGCCAAGGCCCGGCTCGACGAGCTGGAGCAGAAGATCGCCCGCAAGGGCGCGGACGATGAGACCCGGCCCCGCTCGATCGGTGAGCAGGTTCTGGCCGCTGACGAGATGAAGGCCTTCCTGGCCTCGCGGGCTTCGCGCGGCCGGGCCAGTGTCGAGGTCAAGGCGATCATCACCTCCCTGACCACGGACGCGATGGGCTCTGCCGGCGATCTGATCGTGCCCGACCGTCTGCCCGGCATTCTGGCGCCCGGCCAGCGCCGCCTGACGGTGCGCGACCTGCTCACCCCGGGCCGGACCTCCAGCACCTCGGTGCAGTATGTGAAGGAGACCGGGTTCACCAATGCCGCCGCGACCGTTTCGGAAACGACAGGCGCGCTGAAGCCTCAGTCCGACATCAAGTTCGACATCGCCACCTCCAGCGTCACCACCATCGCCCACTGGGTCCTGGCCACCCGCCAGATCCTCGACGATGCGCCGATGCTGCAGTCCTATATCGACGGGCGGCTGCGCTACGGCCTGGCTCTGGTCGAGGAAAACCAGCTGCTCAACGGCGGCGGCACCGGCACGGACCTCAACGGCATCTACACCCAGGCCACGGCCTTCACCGCGCCCATCACCATCCCCGCGCCGGTGACCCGCATCGATGTCCTGCGCCTGGCCGTCCTCAAATCGGCTCTGGCCGAGCTTCCGACCACGGGCGCGGTCCTGCACCCGGCTGACTGGGCGAGCATCGAGCTCCTGAAGGAGACGACCGGGGCCTATCTGATCGGCAATCCGCAAAGCGCGCTTGCGCCCACCCTGTGGAGCCTGCCGATCGTCGCCACCCAGGCAATCTCGCAAGGGTCCTTCCTGACCGGCGCCTTCCGGCTCGGGGCCCAGATCTTTGATCGCTGGGATGCCCGCGTCGAGGTCTCCACCGAGGACGACCAGAACTTCCGCAAGAACCTCGTGACGATCCTGGCCGAAGAGCGTCTGGCGCTCGCGGTCTATCGCCCCGAGGCCTTCGTGAAGGGCGCCTTCGCTGCTGCCGCCACCGCGGCGACCGCTCCTTAAATCCTGCAAGGAGAGCACCATGCTGATGAAGGCGATTGATACGCTTCATGTGAGCGCGGTCGGGCCGGACAATATCCAGCCCGGCCAGACCTTCGAGGTCAACGACGGCGACGGCGCCATCCTGCACGAACGCGGCCTGGCCGTGCCTGTGGAGGGTGGGTCTGATCCCGACTCTGCGCCGACCCCCAAGGCTCGCGCCAAATGATCACCACGCTCACCGCTCCGGCCTGCCGCCCGGTGAGCCTGGAGGAAGCCCGACAGCAGCTGCGCCTCGACGGTGACGACGAGGATCTGCTGCTGGCGACCAAGCTCGATGCGGCCCAGGCCGAACTGGAGCTGATGACCGGCCTTCGCCTCTGCCCCCAGACCTTGAGCCTCGAGCTTGAGGCCTGGGAGGAAGAGGTCGTGGTCCCGGTCAGGCCATGCGCGGTCACCCATATCCAATATGTGGGTCTGTCGGGTGCGGCTGTGCCCCTGGCGGCCAGCGACTATGTCGTTCGCCGCCGGCACGGCCTGACCCGTATACGCCCGGCGACGGGCAAGGTCTGGCCGACGCTCGCAGATGACGGGCTGATCACCATCACGCTTGCGGCAGGCTTTGCCGAGACCGACCCGGACTTCCTGATCGCCCGGGCCGCCATCCTCGTAAAAGCCGCCTCCGAGTTCCAGAACCGGGAGGGCGGCGCATGTCTGGCATTCGACACCCTGGCAAGCCAGCTGGCCGCCCGATGGATCTAGCCTCAAAGCTCGACACCCGTGTGCGGATCGAGCGCAAGACCGTCACCCTCGATCCGGCCTACGGCACTCAAGAAGCCTCCTGGTCACTGTTCGCCAATGTCTGGGGCGAGGTGCGCGATGTGCTGCCAAGCCGTGCCGAACGGCTGGCCGAGACGATCACCATCGCCAATCGGCCGGCCCGGGTTCGGGTCCGCTACCTGCCGGGGCTGGCCGCCGACATGCGGCTGATCATCGGTGGTCGGATCATGCAGATCATCTCGGGGCCAGCGATGCTTGGCCGGCGCGAGGCGATGGAACTGATCGTGGAAGACCACTCCACCGAAGGAGACGCGCCATGACCATCAGACTGTCAGGCGGTCCTGAGCTCCTGGCCCTGCTGGACCAGCTGCCCAAGAACCTTGAGCGCAACATCATACGCGGCGGTCTTCGCGCCGGGGCCAAGGTTATTCAGCAGCAGGCTCGGGCCAATGTGCCCGTGGAAACCGGCCAGCTTCGCCGGGCCATCGGCATTGGCACCCGGGCTGAGGGCGCGCGCCTGAGTTCCTACGTCAAACTGCGCGGTCCGGGCTCCTATATCGGGCCCTTCATCGAATACGGCGTCTCGCCCCACCTGATCAAAGTGGCCGAGGAGGCCCGTCCGATCCGCAACACCCGGCGCGGCCCGCGGCGTTTGAGCATGGGCACGATCAACAAGATGGTCGCCCGTGGCAGCCTGGTGATCGGCGGCAATTTCGTCGGGCCAATGGTCCATCACCCGGGCCATGCCCCCAAACCCTTCCTGCGCCCGGCGCTCGATCAGAAGGCGCAAGAAGCGGTCGCGGCCATGGGCGCCTATATCGCCCAGCGCTTCCAGATCGGCGACCTGCGCGCGCCAACACTCAGCGTGGACACCGAGGAATGAACGGGGTCGTGGCGGTCCGCTCCCTGCTGACCGGGAACGCCGCGCTCACCGCCCTTGTGCCCGAGAGCCGCATCACTGCAGGCGTCCTGCCGCAAGGCTCGAACCTTCCCGCCATCGCCCTGATGAGCATCAGCGGCATCGACCGCAACATCCTCAAACCCGGCAGCCGCCGACAGGTGACCGAACGGGTCCAGGTCAGCGTTCTGGCTGCCACCTATCCGGCCGCCAAGGCGCTGATGAGGGCAGCTCGCGCCGCCACAGCCGACCAGATGCCCACGGTCTCAGGCATCGAGAACGTGGTCGTCCACACCGACGCCGCCGGCCCTGACTTCACCGATCCTGAGACCGGCATCTTCATCCAGACCCAGGACCTGCGCGTCTCGTTCCTCGAGACCGTCTGAACAACTCCCAACCCTGGCCCCAGACCCTAGAAGGATACTCCCATGACGGTTCGCACCTCCGCGGGCACGACGCTGAAAGTGTCGGCTGCCACGCCCGCTACCTTTGACACCACCGGCTACAACGCCCTGACCATGACGCTCATCGGCGAGGTCACTGATCTGGGCGAGTTTGGCCGGGAATATGCCCTGGTGACTTTCAACCCCGTCGGTAGCCGCGGCGTGGTCAAGAAGAAGGGCAGCTTCAACCAGGGCACCATGACCATCGGTCTGGGCCTCGATACCGACGATGCCGGCCAGATCCTGCTCAAGGCCGCATCGCTGGCGGACGCTGACTACAGCTTCCTCGTCACCACCCAGAACGGCGACAAGTACTATTTCCAGGCCCAGGTGATGAGCTTCAAGGTCAACATCGGCTCGGTCGATCAGATCACGACTGCCAGCGTCACCCTGGAACTGACCACCAACTCCGCCGGTGTCGGCGTGGTCGAGGTCCTCGCGCCTTGATGATTGCTGAGGGATTTAGGCCTGGGCAGGCTGTTTGAGCATATAGCGCGTACCTCGGCCTCCGGCAGGCGCCTTGTCCAGCACCCCGCGTTCGACCAGATCATTCAGATCCCGCAGCGCTGTGTCGGAGGAAGTCTTGGCCAGGGTGGCGTATTTGGCATTGGTCAGGTTACCGTCGAACCCATCCAACAGGCGGTTCAGAACCTTGACCTGACGCGCATTCAGGCAGGCCGAGCTAAAGCGCTCCCAGAAGGCTGCCTTTGTCAGGACTGCAGACAGAGTCTCATCAGCTCCGGCAAAGGCCCGCTCTAGGCAGCCCAGGAACCAGTCCAACCAGCACGTCACATCAAGACCCGCCTTCTGGGTGGCTTCGAGGATGTCGTAATAGGCGCCGCGTTCGACCCTGATGCGCGCCGACATGCTGTAGAACCGCTGGGCGCTGCCATCGGATCGCGCCAGCGCCATGTCAGCTATGGCGCGCGCGATACGGCCGTTGCCATCGTCAAAGGGGTGGATGGTCACAAACCACAGGTGGGCGATCGCTGCTTTGATCACCGGATCATAGGAGGGCGGCGAATTGAACCAGTCCAGAAAGGCCGCCATCTCCGCGTCCAGCCGGTCGGCGCTCGGCGCCTGAAAATGAACTCGTTCACGGCCGATCGGTCCGGAGACAACCTCCATGGGTCCGGTCTGGTCATCGCGCCAGTCACCCACGGTGATCTTGTTCATGCCGCTCCGCCCAGTCGGGAACAGTGCGGCATGCCAGCCAAACAGGCGCTCGCGGGTCAGGGGTTGATCGAACCTCTGGGTGGCGTCGAGCATCATCTCGACGACCCCCTCGACATTGCGGTCAGACGCGACGAGGCCACCGACATCCAAGCCAAGGCGGCGGGCGATTGATGAGCGCACCTGGTCGGGGTCCAGCTCTTCGCCTTCTATCTCGCTGGATTTGATGACGTCCTGGGTAAGGGTCCGCAAGACTGCTTCTTCGCGCAGCTTAAACCCGAGCATTTCCATACGCCCGGTCAGCCGGCCCTGGTGGTGGCGAACGCCGGCCAGGATCTGGGCAAGGATCACCGAATCCCACCTGAACCTCGGCCAATCGTCCTGCTGATGGATATAGAGCATCTCAATCACCGCACTTTCTGCGGCGTTTATGGCTGATAATCACCGCAAAGGCAATAATCACCGCAAAATATGCGGCGATTAGGCCGGATAATCACCGCAAAGCCCCCAAAGGGCGACCCCAACACCCCAACCTTGCGAGACATATCATGTTCGACATCACCCAACTCTCCGCCAATGAGACCTCCACGGTCGAACTGGTCGGCGGCGACGACGAGCCCCTCTATGACGACAAGGGCGCTCGCCTCTCGATTAC